TTATTCGTCGTCGTATTGTGGACCCGCATAATTATCAAAACGCGACCACTGTCCGTTAAAGGTCAAACGTACCGTACCGATCGGGCCGTTACGTTGCTTACCAATAATGATTTCAGCGATCCCTTTTAAGTCACTGTTTTCGTGATAAACCTCATCACGATAAATAAACATGATCAAGTCGGCGTCCTGCTCGATGGAGCCGGATTCACGCAGGTCGGAGTTGACCGGGCGTTTATCCGCACGCTGTTCCAGTGAGCGGTTAAGCTGCGATAGCGCAACAACCGGCACCTGCAGCTCTTTCGCCAGTGCTTTCAGAGAGCGGGATATCTCCGCGATCTCCAGGGTACGGTTGTCGGACAGCGACGGCACGCGCATCAGTTGCAGGTAGTCGATCATGATAAGCCCAATGCCGCCATGCTCACGGGCAACACGTCGGGCACGGGAACGCACCTCGGTCGGCGTCAGGCCGGACGAGTCATCAATATAGATATTGCGTTTTTCCAGCAGGATGCCCATGGTGCCGGAAATACGGGCCCAGTCCTCGTCATCAAGCTGACCGGTACGAATGCGCGTCTGGTCCACACGTGACAGGGAGGCCAGAGAACGCATCATAATCTGCTCTGAGGGCATCTCAAGACTGAAGACGAGAACCGGTTTATCCTGCAACATCGCCGCGTTTTCAACGAGGTTCATCGCAAAGGTGGTTTTCCCCATGGATGGACGCGCGGCGACAATGATCAGGTCCGATGGCTGTAGACCCGCCGTTTTCTTGTTCAGGTCATCGTAGCCCGTATTCACGCCAGTAACGCCGTCGTGAGGCTGCTGGAACAGCAGCTCAATACGCGCAACGGTCGCCTCAAGCACATCCGCGATGTTTTTCGGGCCTTCGTCTTTATTGGCGCGGCTTTCCGCAATTTTGAAAACCCGTGACTCAGCAAGATCGAGCAGGTCTTCACTGGTGCGCCCCTGAGGGTCGAAACCCGCATTAGCGATCTCATTGGCAACGGAGATCATCTCGCGCACAACTGCACGTTCACGCACGATGTCAGCGTAAGCGCTGATGTTCGCCGCACTTGGCGTGTTTTTGGACAGTTCAGCCAGATAAGCAAAGCCGCCGACAATATCCAACTGCCCTTGCAGTTCCAGCGATTCTGCCAGCGTAATCAGGTCAATGGGTTTACCCATCTCCTGTAGACGGTGCATCTCAGTAAAGATATGGCGATGCGGGCGGGTGTAGAAGTCATCCGCCACAACGCGCTCGGCAACATCGTCCCAGCGCTCGTTATCCAGCATTAAACCGCCCAACACCGACTGTTCCGCTTCAATGGAATGGGGCGGCACTTTCATCCCCTCGACCTGAAAATCGCGGGGTTCAGTCTGTTTGTTGAAGGGTTTATTTCCTGCCATAGTGAATGGAGTTACCAACGTAATGAATGGTTCGAAAGATTATCATTCGGGAGGAAGCATGGCGACAAGAATTGAATTTCACAAGCATGGTGGCCCTGAGGTATTGCAAGCTGTCGAGTTTAATCCCACCGATCCGACGGAAAATGAAGTCCAGGTCGAAAACAAAGCCATAGGGATTAATTATATCGACACCTACATTCGCAGTGGGCTGTACCCACCCCCGTCATTACCGAGTGGCCTGGGGACCGAGGCGGCGGGCGTGGTCAGCAAAGTGGGTTCTGGCGTCAAACATGTCAAAGCGGGCGATCGCGTGGTGTACGCCCAATCCGGGCTTGGTGCCTACAGCTCCGTGCACAATGTTCTGGCAGACAAAGTCGCTATTCTGCCCAATGCCATCTCGTTCGAGCAGGCGGCGGCCTCCTTCCTGAAAGGGCTCACTGTCTTTTATCTGCTGCGCAAAACGTACGAAATTAAACCTGATGAAGCATTCCTGTTCCATGCGGCGGCGGGTGGCGTAGGGCTGATTGCCTGCCAGTGGGCGAAGGCGTTGGGGGCGAAATTGATCGGTACTGTCGGCTCCGCGCAGAAAGCACAGCGGGCCTTACAGGCTGGCGCATGGCAGGTGATTAACTATCGCGAAGAAAACATTGTTGAGCGCGTAAAAGAGATAACCAACGGGAAAAAAGTCCGCGTCGTGTATGACTCGGTGGGTAAAGACACCTGGGAAGACTCCCTCGATTGCCTGCAGCGCCGTGGCCTGATGGTGAGCTTTGGTAACGCCTCCGGGCCGGTATCAGGCGTCAACCTGGGTATTCTCAATCAGAAAGGTTCGCTGTATGCGACCCGCCCTTCCCTCAACGGCTACGTAACAAATCGCGAGGAGCTTGAAGAGGCCAGCAATGAACTGTTCTCGCTGATTGCCAGCGGCGTGATCAAAGTGGAAGTGGCGCAATCGCAGAAATTTGCCCTCACCGACGCACGACGCGCACACGAGGTTCTGGAAAACCGCGCAACGCAAGGGTCAAGCCTGTTGATTCCGTAAATTCACATTGCAGGCAGGCGGCGAGAGCGTGAATGCCCGCGCGCTTATTCAAGGCAGTGACCGGGATGAATGAGCGCAGGTAATGCATCTGCGGCCTGAAGGATGGCATCGATAGAAAGAATTAGGGCTTCCCGAAGGAAGCCCATTCTTTTTTTAGTTCGGCTGTATGTAGGGTACAGCTCGATGAATTCGTTAACGCGGCGATAGTGACAGATTTGATAAGTAAATCCTATTCGGTTCTTAGCAAAGCGCCCGGAAAAGTGTCGAGGTTGTGATCAAGTACTCAATACTTTAGTAACGCCAACGGTTATTGCGCTGATATTGAGGAATTTTTGGCGTTTTGACTGCCCGGATAATCCACACCACCGCAACCGCCAGTAACAACCAGGGCAACAGTTTGATCATCAACGCAAAAAGGCCGCACAAAAACATCACTGCGGTTGCCACCAGCAGTGCCGCCAGAATACCCAGCAATGAAACACCGGTGGCGAGTAGCACAACAAAAAAGCCGATAACAAACAGTAATTCCAACATGGCGCGCTCCTGGTAAACAGATAATGGCATCGGGACGATGACTTACCAAATGCATTACAAGAAGCGTGCCACATTTAGTTTATTGATTTATAAAAGAAAAGGCTCTGCATGGTGATGCAGAGCCTGGTGAATTTGACCATTTTTTAGCGAAATTATTCGCGGTTTGCCACAAGACTCAGCGCGTGTTCCAGCACTGCGACGTCGGCCCCGGCTTTATGTGCGTTTTCGCTCAGATAGCGACGCCACTGGCGCGCCCCTGGGATCCCCTGGAACAGGCCCAGCATATGGCGGGTAATATGTCCGAGGTAGGTCCCCTGCTGCAGTTCACGCTCAATATAGGGATACATTGCCCGAACCACTGCTACAGGATCCGCATCCACCGCATCCGCGCCGAATATTTCCCGATCAATACGCGCCAGAATGCCCGGATTCTGATACGCCTCGCGTCCAACCATCACGCCATCCATATGCTCCAGGTGGGTTTTGGCCGCCTCCAGCGAAGTGATACCGCCATTAATCGACATGGTGAGATGCGGGAAATCGCGTTTAAGCTGGTAGACACGTGGGTAGTCCAGCGGGGGGATTTCACGGTTCTCTTTCGGGCTTAAGCCGGAAAGCCAGGCTTTACGCGCATGGATGATAAACATCTCACATTCGCCCCTGCCGGAAACCGTGCTGATAAAATCGCAGAGAAATTCGTAGCTGTCCTGTTCGTCAATGCCGATGCGGGTTTTCACCGTCACCGGAATGGATACCACGTCGCGCATCGCTTTGACGCAATCGGCTACCAGTTGCGCATTGCCCATCAGGCACGCGCCGAACATGCCGTTCTGCACGCGATCGGACGGGCAACCTACGTTCAGGTTGATCTCATCATAACCGCGCTGTTCTGCCAGTTTCGCGCAATATGCGAGTTGCGCCGGGTCACTCCCCCCCAACTGCAATGCTACCGGGTGTTCTTCTTCGCTGTATGCCAGATAGTCGCCCTTGCCATGAATAATAACTCCCGTCGTCACCATCTCGGTATAGAGCAACGTATGGCGTGAAAGCAGGCGCAGGAAATAGCGGCAATGGCGATCCGTCCAGTCGAGCATCGGCGCAACGCTAAACCGACCAGACCAGTGAATGTCAGGATTTTCAGGCAATGCGCTGGTTTGGTGGGTTTTATTCATTTCAAGATTACCGTGCATTTTTTGACATTTAAGTATATTTTTCTCGCATCAGGTTCCCACTCAGGCCCCCATAAGTATGGGAACCTGAGATAGCGAGATAGCAGAATGGCGTATTATAACATAGAGAAACGACTTAAATCTGATGGTACTCCCCGATACCGCTGTACTGTTTTGGTCAAAGAAAAAGGCGTTATCACTTTTCGTGAAAGCAAAACCTTTCCAAAGATGGCCCATGCAAAAACCTGGGGGACTCAAAGAGCCTCTGAACTGGATCTTCATGGGCTTCCTTCATCAGGGGATGCCGACGGTATTACTGTCAGAGATCTTCTTATCAAGTACATCAATGATCCAAATGCTGGCGGTAAAGCAGGAAGAACAAAATCATACGTATTAAATATGCTGGTCGACTGCGACCTTTCTTCTTTACCTCTCCTTTCTTTGACGACAAATGACATTATCGAACATTGCCGTTTAAGAAATAATGCTGGCGCTGGGCCTGCAACAATAAGTCACGATGTAAGTTATCTCGGTAGCGTCCTGGACTCCGCAAAGCCAGTTTACGGAATTAATTACACCCAAAACCCGGCAAAAGAGGCGCGACCTCACCTTCTTAAATTAGGGCTTATTGGCAAGTCAAACAGGCGCAACAGAAGACCAGCAACCGAGGAACTTGACAGGTTAATCGAGGGATTAAGATCGCGTTCTGAACATTCGGCGGCCAAAATTCCATATGTCGACATTCTGAACTTTTCAGTTCTTTCTTGTATGCGTATTGGTGAAGTTTGCAGATTAAGGTGGGCAGATATCAATGCTGAGCAAAAATCTGTATTGGTCAGAGATAGGAAGGATCCAAGAAAAAAAGAAGGGAATCATATGCAGGTTGCACTTCTTGGCGAGGCTTGGGATATCGTCCAACGACAACCAAAAAAATCAGAGTTGATTTTTCCATATAAGAGCAGCTCTGTTACAGCAGGCTTTCAGAGAGTCAGAGAGAGCCTGGGTATCAAAGACCTTCGCTATCATGATCTGAGAAGAGAGGGGGCCAGCCGCCTTTTCGAAGCTGGCTTTAGCATAGAGGAAGTTGCACAAGTAACCGGCCACCGATCTTTAAACGTGCTTTGGCAGGTGTATACCGAACTGTATCCCAAATCATTACATGCCAGACTTGAGCAACTTAAAAAAGAACGCCAAGACTAATCGTTACATGATAGGGCAGTCATCATCGCCTGCCCTATTCACGAAATAAGTTACTTTTCCGATTACCAGAACATCTTCCAGCGCCTCGCCTTCAATTGCCTCACCATCCTCTGTAATGAATGACTGCCCCATCAGTTTCGCGAACTGCGTAGCGCCATATAGAGAGATCACCACTAAGCATCCCTGCTCCAGTTTTCCAGGATTGGCCTCAACGACGGCGTAGCCGGTTGCTGTCGGCATTAATCCTGTAGTGGCGCTAACGCCGCAAATACTATCGAGCGTTTGCATTAGCGAACCATCCCCATGTTTCTCAGAAGCCACAGGCGGTTTTCACTGAAATCTGGCGTTTTATCGACAAAGCTGGGCTGGTTCAGTTCGATCCACCTGTTAGCGTCCTGCTCTGTGAAATGGTGGTTGTAGGCCCGTAATTTATTGATAAAATCCGCAGTCCTCAGGCACATATAACCCTTTGGGTTGAGTTGTACGGCTTCTCGGAACGCGACAAAAACATCGTTTCGGCGGGGCATAGTCACCTCCTTAAAATACTGTATATGAATACAGTAGTTTTTATTGAGCGACAGATCAACTCAGCTTGTGACTATCAATTTTTTGCACAGAGTAAGGGTTTGATTACTCTGCCACCGGCTCGTTAGTTTTTCCGGATTCCAGTTCCGCTACGCGCGCGGTCAGCTCGTCGATTAGTTTCTGCTGGGCCTGTAATGCCTGAGTCAGCTTTGCAATCAGGGGTACTTCTTTCAGGTAATACGCGTCGGTGGGGTTGTCCTCATCATACCCATCAACCAGACCAGAACCGCCGACACACTCAGGGGAGACCGTAACCAGGTCGTTTGCGATAAAACCGAGCATATCCTCGCTTTCAGGAATAACCCCGCGAGCTTTCATTTTGAAATGAGCAGGTTTCCATTGCAGCACTTCGGCCAGTGCGGTATCAGGCGTGGCGACATACTGGATATCTTTTTTGAGATGCGCATCTGACGACGTTGTGAACGTAATGCGCCCAAGATTGGTTGTACCAGCAAACCCACTCAGTCCGATATTTCCACCGTAGTTCCAGTAAAAATTCCACGGGACGTTAATATCTGTTGTACCATTTATCCCACTACGTGACGTGAATCCTGCCGTAGCGTCCATCTGCCCAAGAAGCTGTAACACACCGCTTGAGCTGTTGATTAGCCTGACATTGTAGTCGTCGGTTGTTTTATTAAAATGAAAATCAATATATGGCGTTACATCCTTCAACTCTATTCCTGCAAAGTACGGGTAATTAGAGGAACCCAGACCAAGCGCAGCACACGCATCTGCCACCGTTTTTGCTCCGGTACCGCCCTGCGCAATTGACAGCGCAGTGGTTAAACCGGACAGACTGGTGATATCGGAGTTCGCCCCTTTTTTTGCCAGTGACTTCTGGCCGGGAACCGTGACGGCTACGCCGTTAGTCGTGATAGTGACGTCACCCGCCCCGTTCATCACGTCGGCGAAGCCGCTCATATTCCGTTGATACAGCGTCAGCGTTTCAGCAATATTCTGCGCCAGTCCGTCAACGCTCAGCGAATCACTCAGCAGGATGGCGTAAGCGCTACCGGCTGCAATTGCCGGGTTTGCCGCTGGCGTTACGGTGAGTTGGGTTGCGCTGTTGATTGCCGTTATCTGGAATACCTGTACCGGGTTTGCCAGAGTGACCAGAGTGCATCCAACGCGGATGAGTGAGCCTGCTGCTGTAAAGTTCGTTCCGGTTCCCGTCAGCGTGTTGCCGTTGACCGCAATCGAGCCAGTTGTATAAATCATATTTATTCCTTCTCTCCGTAAAATATCATCACAGTTGCGCAAATGATCCCGTGCCACGAGTAATAATTAACGTTGGCGATGTTATTGCTTTCCCCGCCGTTCCAGTGCCTGTGATAGTAATACTGCCTGTAACAGTGGGCGTCGTAATATCACGTACCGCGTGCCTGACTGTCATCCATAACCCGTTATTCCCTGCAGGGACGTTAATAGTTCCTAAATCTCTAATGGATCCATTAATGTTCAGCGTTATATTTACCGTCGTGGTTCCGGTTATAGATGAAACAAAAATTAATGCTTCTAATAGCGCCGATTTACTAAATTGAGACAGGGACGAATCGGTAAAAGTGATTGTTCTCGCTGCAGGGGATGATCCGGAAATATTTATATCGGCGCCAATTCCAATATTGGCTATATCGCCAACAAAGGTAGTCGCCTCAACAGCCCCTTTAAAACTTCCACTTGTCGCAGTGATTTTCCCGGTAAATTCCCCGTTACCACGCACCGTCACGTTGTTGAGTTCAGCATTGCCACTTTTTGGCAGATTCCACCCGGCGCCACCAGGACCAGAAACGAAATTATCAGACTTCAATGAATCGGTGATTTTCCCGAACTGAATGCTGGCATCACGGAAAAATGCATCGTTAATGAAGGTTTGTCCGTTCTGAATAACAAACGGCAGTGTGACGGCGGCTCCTGCCTGAGACATAACAGCGAAGCGGTCAGCCAAGAAGACAACCTGGCTTTGCATTCCACCGGGCGTGTTTTGCACACCAATCCCCATCCCCGCCGCGTACTGACGCCCGTTCGCATCCACGCCGACCTTTATCGAGTACATCGCGTTCAGGTTGCCGTTGATATCCGCAACTGCCTGGGCGTTAGTGGTTATGGCCGCGGCCTGGCCGTTTACCGTGACGCTCAGTGAGTTGATTTTCGTTGCAGAGGTCTGCGTAAAATCAGACATCGTTTTCGCAAAATCGGTGATATTGGCGTTGCCGCCAGCCGTGGCATCCAGGATTTTCAGCGACTCCGCAACGGCTTTGCTCGCGTCCACAATCACGTTATCAACACGCTGGATACCCGCCGCGTTAGAGCCAAACTGAACGCTCATTGTCATCCGTGTATTGGCCTGCGCCAGCGTCTCCTGGATCAGTGCAATCGCCGTGTTTTGCACCCCGCCGGACGCGTTAGCCGTTTTCCCTGACAGTTCGTCGAACCGGGATGCAGTCGCGCTGTCGAGCGTGGACACCGCCTGTGTGAGCTGCGTTACGTTAGCGGTATTGTCCTCCGTCTGCGCCGTCAGCGTATCAACCGCTGTGGCGCGGGCCTGAGCCTCATCGGCGAGGGCCTGCGTGAGCTGCGTTACCTGTGCCGCATTCTGGTCAGTTTTCGCCTCCAGTCGCGTCACGTCGGTAACGCGGGCCTGTGTTTCAGTTGCAATCACCTCCCGTAGCTGGGTGAACGTTGCTGAGTTTGCACCGTTCTGCGCCGACTGCCTCACCACCACATCAGCGATGGCCAGGGCATTACCAATGATGGCCTCTGCCGTCTGCCGGTTCGCACCCACTGCCGCCGCCAGTTGGTCGGCGTTTTGACTTACCGCCTCTGCCAGTTCAGCAACTTTTTCACTGCTCTCCACGGCATTTTCAATCAGATCCTTGAACAGTTCGGTATCCTTGATCTGCTCAAGCACGGCATCAGTGATGTCAGACACATCAACACTGGCCTGCCCTCTCACCCAGTCGGTGTAACCCGACTCGTTTCCGGTCCTGTCCACCAGTTGCGCGCGGTACCAGAAAACCTGCCCCGCTTTGAGGCCCATCTGCTGATATTTGCGCAGCGGATAGGGCACGTCCGCCAGCAAAACCGCATCATCAGTCGTCCCCGTGGCGCTGTACTGAATTTCTGTTTTCAGCGTGTCGTCAGTGTTCGCAGGGAATCCCCAGTTCAGTTCAATGCCGAAAACCACATTGTCCGATGCCGTGAAACCGACAGGTTTCGGCGGATTTCCCGTTTTCCCGGTCAGTGTTGTCTCGGTTGAATATCCCCAGCCGGAGGAAATTTCAGCCGCGTTAATAGCCCGCACCCGCGCGAGATAACGTCCGGTATAGATGGCTGGCACCTCAAACGACGCGGTAGAGCTGCGGGGTACGTTCACCCAGTCGCCATCGTTGCGCCGCCACTGTGCCTCGTACGAAATAGCGTTTGGCGCCTGGTCCCAACTGACGCGCATCGTCTCCAGGCTGATCCCCTGATTCACAACGGCGTAGCTGGAAATGACGATATTCGAAGGTGCAGACTGATTACCCGGCGGGATAACGCTTACCGGGCGCTGATCGATAATCGCGCCTGTATCGATGCGGGCATATTTATCCGGATCATGGGCTGCCCCCACGATGGTGAATGTGCCGTCGTCATTTTCCGTAACACTGACGACGCGGTATTGCTGGGCATAAAGCGAATCTGACTCAACCACCCACACCGCCTGGGCTTCTGGCGTTGTAGTGAACACCGTCGAAACGGTGACTTTATTACCGCTGACAGCCTGAATGGTGCGGCTCTGTGATGCGCCTGTCGGGAGGTTCACCATGATGCGATCACCCGCCACGGCATCCGGCACACGGTCAAGCGTCAGTACCCGACCACTTACCACGCTGATGCGACCACCGGTCACTTTTCCGGCCAGGTCCCTGTCACTGACAGCAATGATGTATCCCGGCTGTGGGATATTCCCGTCAAGACCAACGGAGAACGTCACAACGCGGTCTTTGTTATTGGTCAGAATGCCCCAGCGCCCCTTACGGTTTGCCTCCGATTGTCGGGTGCAGCCGATGGCTGTCAGTTCAAGCTGGTTATAGCCAAAACGTCTGACCAAATCCTGCTCGAAGACAGGTTCCATTGCATCGGCATAGCCGTTCGCCGGGTCGGAGTATGAAACCAGTGCAGTGGTATACCGAGTTTTTGAGGTGCTGCTGTTGTATGTGAATTTACCGTCAAGGGTATTTGCGTTGGTGTAGCTGTAATCAACGTCACGCGGCATGTCAGCCAGGGCAACAATCTGATTGCCGCCCCAGTACGTCATCCCCCGGAAAATAGCCGCAAAGTCGCGCAGCACGGTATAAGCGTCGTTACGATCCTGGACGTAAACGTTGCAGGTATAGCGTGGCTCGGTACCATTGCCACCTTTACCGTCTGGTACCAGTTGATCGCAGTACTGTGCAACCTGATACAGCATCCATTTATCGATGTTAGCTGCCGTCAGCCTGTCACCCAGGCCAAATCTGTCACTCACCACCAGATCATAAAAAATCCATGCCGGATTATCCGTCCACGCCCATTTAAATGCGCCTGCCCATGTACCGCTGTAGGTACGTGTTTCAGGGTCGTAGGTATCAGGGACGCGGATAACGCGCCCGCGCGGCTCGCATGAAATCTGCGGGACAGAACCATTAAACTGACTGGAGTCGAACTCGATATACAGCAGAGCGGTATTCGGGTAACGCAATTTTGCGTCGATGACCTCTGTGTAGCTCTGCAACGTCATTGAATCGCCGATTTTTGCGCTGTTCGCATCTGCAGTGATTTTACGCAGGCGAACCGTCCACGTTGTGGCTCCGGCTGGCAAATTGATGCGGTGGCTGCGCTCATAACCGCTGGTCGTCTTCCCCGTTACAGATGTGTTGATTACCGTCTGAAATGCGCCGCCGTTCGTCTGCAGGTCTATCGCATAATTGATGGTGTAACCCACCAGATCGCCGTCATCTTCCTGCCGGAAAATGGACGGCCATTTGACGCGCAGGCGAACGGCAGAAAGCAGTGTATTGGTCAGTGTTCTGGTCCACGGAGAAGCGCTGGAAACAACCACACCGCCCAGGCTGATTTCATTTTCGCTGCCGGGCATCCCCTGAATATAGGTCTGTGCCTGCGTACCAGAGCGGAATTCCCAGGCCACACCGCTGAAATTTGACGAACCGTCAGCATTCAGCAGCGGCGTACCATCCAGAAAAATAGACTGCCCGGTGAGGCCGCCGGAAAATTCACCCTCACCCAGCGCCAGCAGGATTTTTGCTTTCGCGACCGACTGGAGATCGTCGGGCTGTTCTGTCGGCGTACGGGAAGATGAGGAGCCGCCCTTTTGCCCCTGAATTTTCTTATTTGCCATATTTCGCCCATAAAAAAACCGCCCGGAGGCGGTTATTAAATTGAGGTGTTTTTATTGCTGGTCTTCGACATAGATCCCGGCAGAAATAATTGCACCACCGATACGGCGCTTGCCGTACAACAGAGGCACCGGGTATCCCTGCGATGTGGTATTCGTGACGCTACCGAATGCATATGACGGTTTATTGTCTGCTGATTGCGTTTTTGCCAGCCCGGTAGTCTGTGGTGAAAGGAGTTGTACAATGCCACCGAGTGACATCGATATCCCCATTGCAGCAGCAGCCCCCCATCCACCCGCAAAGGCAGTACCACCAAAGCCAAGCGCTGCACCGTTAGTCGCAATTGCAGCAACGGTAACAAGGGCAACACCGAGAATAGTCTGGAGCAATCCTCCACGCTTACTGCCCATGATAACCGGTACGACCCGAATGACTTCACCAGTAACCGGAAATCCCAGATCATCTATTCCGATATTTTTTTTACCTTTGAATACCGCGTAGGTAAGCCCGCGCCGCTGACTGGATATCATGAATTTTTCGAAACCGGGAATTGTCGCAGCTAAGGCCCGCGTAGCTTCGTGAGTGGTTCTTATTAATCGGTGATGTATTTTACCAAAAGTTTTACCAAGGATTCCGCAAAGTTCGATTTGAATCATAGTTTCATGCATTTATTCCTCCAATATAAAAAGCCCACCTAAGTGGGCGATACAAGAGAAAACAATAAAATTAATTAACTATGCATTCTTGGTTCGCACCAAGAAAAAATAAAGTATTTCAGAAAACTCATTAGCATAGTTACTAGGCATATTTGATTTAATATTTTGAATCTCATTAAAATTAGCTTTAAGGATATTATCAGCGGATTGCCCAGGCATTTTTTCAATCAATTCCTCAGCAAATCTCTTAATATCAAGCTTATTTAAAGTCAGTACATTATTTTCATACCAGAGAAATTTATATGCATCATTACTTTCTGGGTTTTGTTGCACAGCATTAGCAATGATGTCCCTGCCGCAATGTTTGCATACCTTAGCAGCCGCAAGTATCTTTTCAGCGCAAAAAGGGCAATTGATTTCATTTCGTGAGGAAGTTTTCGACTTTCCAAAAATTACAGCTAAAAGCCCACCAAGAAAACAAACAGATCCAAATATAAGATAGTTTTGTTGATCCCTCATCAAACCTAAGTTATTTACCCTCTGACCATAGGTTGTAGTTACGGAGGTATCCATTGAAAGGGATAGAAAAACCACAATAATTCCTATTATCAAAATGAACACACCAAATGCTTTCACGTTATGTCCCTCGCACAGCTAATTTTTGAAAGTCTGCGCCCGAAGCGCCTGGGCGAGTCAGATTAGCATAGAGCTTTATGGCGTAAAATCTTCATTGTTCTTTCCATCCAGTAGCCACCGTATGGGGTGCGATTACTGAGCCGCCCATAAAGATGATGGAGCAACAGGTTACCTTCTAGTAGTACCCCAGCGTGATTCCATTTGTTGGCCTGTACCTGCATGATCACAACATCACCCGGCTGAGGGTTGTCAGTTACATTCCTGAACCCGCATTTATGCCAGTTATCCTGATATAAATTGTCGGGGTACTGGTCCTCCCACCACGGATAATCAACGCGGTAATCTGGCAGTTCAATACTGTACGTTTGCCGATAATAGGACATTACCAGCCCCCAGCAGTCGTAAATCCCCAGCACAAAAGGCCGCTCCAGCAATGGCAATTCGCCGCGCGGGTTGATTGTGCGAAGGTCGCCTTCCGGCCAACTGACGATGTGCCAGGGCACCGCCATCAGATCGCATTGCGCCTTATCCAGTTCGCTGGGCTGTGTTGTCGCATCGGGGTGGCTGTGCACAATGGCCGTTACTGTTCCCCAGTCTTCGGCGGCGGCATAGTCTTCCGGGCAGAGGGCAAAATTGCCCTCCGGCGCAGCGGCAAGATTCCGGCAAGGAAAATAACGCTCAACACGGCTTTTTTGCACCACCACGCCGCAACACTCGCGCGGGTATTCTGCGGCAGCATGGGCCAGGATCGCATCAATGGTTTTTTGACGCATATCAGCTCCTGATGAGTGACGTGCCGGGGAATCCACCAAAGGAAAGTTCGTTATTTTCCCCGAACCGAAGTTTGCAGGCGGTCAGGGTGCCGTTGCACTGGTCCAGTGAAGGATCTGCCACCGGGTTGTTGTTTTTGTCGAAGTAGTTCGTGCCTGCATAATCACAGCCATCACCGCTGCGGTACTTACCACGAATACACCAGGAGCAGAGAGAATGAAGCTGCCGGGTCGGGATCATTAACCCCTGCAGGTCCATCGGGCTGGTTAGCCTGAACTCGATAGACTCTGATGTTTCGGTGTTTTTTCCATCGATATACCAGACCTGCAACTTTTCCTGACTGGGATCTGCAGCGGTATTGCCGGAAGGGAAATTGCGCTCATCCAGATACTGCGCCAGCGTGTCATGTATCGTGACCGTCGCTTTCAACAGATCGTCATATGCAAGGCACAACGCAGTGATGGAGCCGTCAAGGTTCGCCACGGTCAGTTTTGGCGTGGCGCCACTGCCGGTAGTCGATTTTTCCAGTCCGTTAATCTGACAGGGCCAGGCTTTATATTCGTTACCCTGCCACCAGATGGATTTAGCCGGAAGCGTTGATTCATCACCACCTGCTGCAGTTATTTCTGCCGGGGTATGCGCAATATTGTGACTATGGAATCGTAGCACTGCCCCCACGCCAAAAGAGGTACCATCAACTTCAAAAAGCCGGATTTCATTTCCCGGCTCCAGTTTTTGATAATCATTATTCAGACTCATGGTGCAAACGCCTGTTCAAAGGTTGCAGTGATGGTAATTAGTTTTTTACTTTTAACGATGAGTTGCAGGCTGTCAGCCTGAACACGCCATAACGCGAGTTCCCCATAGGGGGGCTGAAACGAAAATGACTTTGTTTTATGGCTCCGGAGAAACGCATAAATTTCAAGTGCAGTATCTTTATTTCCTGTATAGGAAAATGCGTAATTCAGGGTGTCAGAATTAAGCCCATTTCCACTTACCTGCGTATAACCGTCACCAAACTGAACCTTACGGATATTATCTTTGACGGTGACAGCAGGCTGCCCCGATGCCTGAATTTTCCAGGCAAACGCATCAATAGCCATATTTACCTCGTTTTGGTCAGAGCCCAAATCATTCCACCCGGTCGGGATTCTCTTTCTATGCCTTCCCGAATAGATTTGTCGACAACCTGCTGATAAGCCCGACCAAGCGCAGCAGCATTTGCCGAACCCTGTTGACCCTGAGAGGATTGTGGCGTCGTGACAGATACGGGCGCATAGACGCTAACGCCAGTCTGCAGACTGCCCGATGTGGCATTCCCGACGAACCCGCCAGAGGCATACCCTCGCATCAAGCGATAAAGGTTTCCCACGCCGAGGCGCGCTGTAGATTCTTTGGTGAAGACAAATTCGCCGCCATGAACAATCCCTTTTGGCTCGAATTTACCGCCGGGTCCGGTATAACCGCCGCCATCGTATTCAGGGATATAGCCACCCTTCCAGGCCTGTACCGGGCCAACAAAGCTGGGACTACCTATTCCACCGCCCTGCGGGCCATCGAAAGAACCCGCTACCCATCCCATGGCTTTCTGAACGGCCCAGGCCACCAGCAACTGATTAGTGATTTGAACAATCGATTTGAGGATGGAAACAGTGAAACTTTTGAAGGAAGTCTTCCCGGTAGTCACCAGATCTGTCAGCATATCGCTCATGCCGCCAAGTGCGCTGGATGCGGCATTCTGCATGGCAGAATACACGTTTGTTGCTGAATCCAGATACTCGGCAAACCCTTTTTTAGCCCCGCTGAGCCAGTCACCGCGAAGACTGTCCTCAGCGGCGTAATACTGATTTAATGCGGCGAGTTCACGCTGATAATCGACGTCAGTCGTCTTGCCCCCGGCATTTTCCCATCCGCTCTTGAGTTGTGCATACGCAAGGTTACGCCCGGCGGCGCGGTCGCTTAATGTCGCAGAATCCGTTAATGCCGACTGCTTCGCCGACATCTGGTTGGTGTATTTCGTCGCGGTGTCCATCCGCTTGTTAAGCTGTTCCTGCGCGGTGATCTGGTCGCCTAAAAGGGCTTTTTGCTGTGCAAGGGCAAGAATGCGCTCTTTATTGGCCAGCAGCGATTCTTCCTCTTTTGACAGCTTGCGCTGGTCTGCCGCCTCTTCCAGCACAGAGAACTGAGCCTCGGTTTTCCAAAGGTCTTTACGCTGCTGACTGATGACGTCATTTAAGCCTGTGTGCTGCTGCAGCACTTTAAGCTGTGCCTGCAGGGCGATAAGTTCAGCAGATTCCCTGTCGCTTGCTTTGTCACCTGCCGGAACCGTTGTTTTTGGGGTTTTTGGATCCTTATATTTTTCATTGATCGCGGCGGTTAGCTTATTGAACTTGTCCTGTGTGATAAGCCCCTGCTCGAGTTGTCGCTGATATTTCGTCTGCAGGTCGTTACGGATCTGAGCGTTTGTCCTGGCTGATTCCAGAAACTTATCAGCTTCAATGTTTGCCGAGACCTGTTGCCGGTTTAATTCAGCAGTAGCATTACGTTGCTGTTCTTTAATCGCAGCAAGATGGTTTTCTTTCTCAATCTGGTTATCTAAAGCTTGCTGGCGCTCTTTATTCCCCTGGGCCATGGTATCGTTGATACCATCGACCACTACCGATCCTGTACCTGGGCGAAACTCAGGAAGTTGAGCAGTAGTGGCATTATCAGCGACCCGGTCACTCCAGAACTTGTAATTTTTTACCTTTTCAATGAGACCCTGCCAGTAATTCGAAAGATCGTCCAGGTCTGACTTAGAGGCGTCTTTGAAATTTTTCTGGCTGTCACCAAGTGAGTCGATGATCAGTTTCGTGGCACCGGCTTTATCACCCAGGTCAACCATATGCCTGACCTGTTCATACAGTGCCAGGTTCGCAAAGTTGTACTGCTGGTTAATATCGACAAATGCTTTCAGCGGGTCCTGGGGGATTTTCCCCAGCTCTGCCACCAGGTCTTTTACGCTGGCTCCCGTATTTTTTGACAGCAGGATAGCCGTCTCGCTCACCTGTCGGATCTGATCAACTGTCAGGCCCAGCCCGGTGGCCTGCGCGACCGCTGCCGCAACCGCTGATTTACCCGCATCAGCGTTTTTTACTATCTGAGCGGTGATGCGCGCCAGGCTGTCGGCGGTCTGGCCGCTGATATTCCCGGTGGACGCGATAGCCTGGTTATATGCATTCGCCTGTAAGCGCCCCTGATTCCAGTTATAAGCGAGGAGCCCCACACCGAATACCAGCGCAGTAATCCCGAGGGTGGTCGGGGTGATAAACCCGGCCAGCGTTTTTGCATAATCAGCAACGCCCAGCAGCGCACCTTTTACGCCACCGAACTGGTCTTTGATCTGCCCGCCCTGCTGGAGCAGAATCAGAAACGGAGACTGACCGCCAGCAAGCTGCGTCGCAATATCAGTAAACTGCGCGGGCAGGCTGCGCATGGCGGCATTGTACTGACCAATCGAAATTCCCGCTTTTCTTGCATACAGCTCCTGCCGGGTAAAAGCGCTTTGCACTTCCAGTGCCGCATCGTTTGCCGCAGACCCGATCCCTTCCAGCCCCCGTTTGACGTAGTTATACCGCTCGGTAAATTTCGCGTCGTTTAAATCCAGATTGACAATGAGATCACCCACCGCCTGGGACATAACGTGTTCCTCCTGTAATGCCTTCGGCAGCCAGCATCATGGCCTCGTCGGACGTTTCGGTGTCCGCTTCCGGACGTATCTGGGGATTGAGCAGGCTGAAATCTGCGATGGTAAGCCCGTGGTCCTTGCAGACCATATCGGTGATGTGATGGCTCAGGCGCGAGAAATGGGCATCAATTAAATCCGTGGCGAAGTATTCGTCGGCATAAAATTGTTCCCACTCGCTCAGTTCGGTGCAGGACATCTGCGCCAGCATCACACGCCAGTCAGGTCTGCGGAACTCACGGGCAAGTTTAAGGGCGAATTTCAGGGCTGCGGCGAGCGCTTTTCCGGGGAGTGGGGTTCCGTGTCGGCATTCGGTTCTGAGTCAGGTGCAACGGGCAACATTCCTGAGAGTTCCCGCACGATAAAATCCGCCTGACCAATGGCAGGCAACGGCCAGCCGGAAAGCACCTCCTCCTGCAGTTGATCAACGGATGGCCCTTTTTGTCCTTCCTTCTGCCACAGCGACATAGCGACGATCCGCGCGCCAATCTTCACATTGATGGTTGTCACGATGCCGTTGAGGGCTTCCTGACTTACTTCTGTGTCATCTGCAGGAACGTCTTTATTCACGTCGGCGATATAGCCGATGAACTCAATACGCTGCAGTGCTGAGAGTTCATAAAGCGTGACGGTTTCGCCGTTGTATTCCAGCGGCTGAGTTTTCAGAAACATGCATACTCCGATCAGGATACGGTGATTTTGCTGACAGCCGCGAACGAGCCGTCATTCGTAATCGCGAGAATTTCGGCAATCCCGGCTGCAACACCCGTGACGGTAACAACACTACCGGCCACGCTGACTGTCGCTTTTGACGGGTCGGATGACGCCAGGCGGAATGATTTATCGGTCGCACTGGCAGGCAGAACGGACAGATTCAGGGTCGTGGTTGCCCCCGCGGCCACAGCCGCAGTCGATTTATCAAATGACGCCCCGGTAACAGCAATGACCGGGGTGGTGGTGTCTTCGGCCAGCAACGGTTTGCCGCTGTTAGTGACTTTCACCGTGCGGGTGATGTTTTCCTTGTTCGTTACTGCCTTACCCAGACTGCTGACCCACCCGTAAAACACATCCACCGTGCCGTTAGGGTATTTGATGCGGTACGTGCGGTTCGACCCGTCATCAAACCACTGCACCAGCGCAATTTGACCCTGCTCGCCGGGTTTCCAGGCCAGAGTGAAAGACGTGTCACCCGCAGATTTCTGCCCCTGCCCGGTAGCTGTCCAGTCGGCATTGGCATCATCAATATACGTGTCGTCAAATGAATCTGCCGTCAGTTCACCCGGCGTCAGTTCCTTGACCTGAGCCAGCCGCGTCCAGTCGGTATCGACCAGCGGATTCGCTGTACCTGAACCGGTATACAACCAGAGTGTTGTCCCGGCACCTTTAACGGGTGCCAGTGGATTAGGTGTTGCCATAGTTGCCTCACATAATATAGGTGATTGAATACTGCATATCTGCCGATCCCCATGTCGCCATTTCATCATCTCGCTGATAGTCATAGCCGAGTGGGGCCATCAGTTCGATGAGGTCGGACAGACCTGGAATGTCTGAAAGGACGGGATAAATCCGTGATTCCATCCATTCATCCAGCGCCGCATCAGGCAGATCGGCCTTAAGAAAGACTTCGATATGCAGCGTTGCTGACCACTGGTCCTCATCCACCATTACGCCAGTAAATTGCGCATCGGTCAGATAGACGGCGACGGCAGGCAAATCCTGAACCTCAAGAAATGCCGGACGGCCATCAAACCAGGTAACAGAATCAGTGATGTTGTCTTTAAGCGCATTCAGAACGGCAGCGCGGATTTGAGGGTGTTTCATCGGATTAATACCAGTCGCAGTTGGTTTTTAAGCGCAGCAGACAACTCTTTAGGCATATCGGACTGCATCAGCCTGTTTGTCTCCGCTTTAAATGCCTCGGTTAACGGGGCCGCCAGAGGAATACTCACCACCTCCACGGGATAGCGGCTTTTCGTTGTTCGCCGCAGGACATGCCAGCGACCGTTTTTCAGTTGCTGGATAAAACCACCAGGGAAAGAAAACGGGCCAATCCGCAGGACACTGTTAGCGCCCTGTTTGTCGCGTTTTCGCCGTGATAGTCTCACGCTGGCCACACCCAGCTTAATCGCAGGCAGATTTCCCCTGTTGACCCGGATTGTTGCCCTGGGTTTGCTGACAGTGGCTTTTTTCAGCCTCGCCCGCTGTTTTACCAGCTTACGTGGCACCTTCGTGTCCGTTGCGACAGTGCGGACGCTTCGGCTGACGGCGCGCCCAGCGACCCGGTTAACAGCCTGAGCAGAAGCACGGGGGACCGCCGTTTTACTGATGCTGTTGAGGTTTGCAATTGCCTGCTCAAGCCCGTTAATAGCGGACATGACAACCTCCTATTCAATCCATATTTGTGGCTTACCGTTAAAAAACTGGCTGCGCGTAACTTTGTACTCCGTGCCTTTCCAGATCAGCGCGTCATTACGGCGCGGCTGGTAGTTTTCACTGAACACCACCAGCGAGATACCATCACCGGTTACCGGCCCCATTTCAGGCACAAAATGACTTTCTACCGCGATAAAGTCGTTGCCATTGATAGTGACCGGTTCACCCATACACCGGACAGTGGCGGCATCCATGCGCGCCGCCATTTGTTCGAAGGGATTAGCCATTGAGGCGGACCAGCACTGATGTGCTGCTGGCTCCGGCTGCTTCCCAGGCTTTCCCTGCCGGGGTGGCGCTGGTACTGGCAAGCTGGATTTTCCCGTCCTTGAAATACACGGTCTTGCCCTGGGCAATGTCGTCAGTGGACAGCTTTGGTAACGCAACAACACCCGTTGCAAGACCGTCTCCGGTGCTGCCTGGCTGAATATCGGTCAGCGCAATGACGAGTAAATCACCGACCGCGACGGGCGTGCCGCTGGTAATAACAGAGCTTCCTGCGTTGGTTAACGCCAGGGTGTTACCGTCCTGAACATAATTTTTCATAGAGGATCTCCACGGCTCCGGGGAGCCGTTTTACAGGCATAAAAAAAGCCCTTTCGGGCGTGATTGTCTGGTCGGTAATTACTGGCCGGAGGATTTCGTCAGACCGCGATAGTCCAGCGGGGCTACGCCTGCATCGATACGCACTTTCGTGGCAATACCGTCAGTGGTAAAGCCATCCTGCTGATCGATGTAAGGGGTATCCACACCATTGAGATAGGCCACCTCAATAGTGTCGCTTCCTTTCGCTGCAGCCAGGTACCAGGCTTTTGGATCGGCATCATCCAGCCGCGCCTCGGCAATGACTTCGGCGAAATTCTGGATGGGGTTCATAATTCCGGAGTTGGCATCAGCCCCTTTAACGCTGGCGGATTTGATGGTCTGGTTTGCCAGCGTTTCCAGCGCCACGGGTACCAGCATAAAGGCAGGACGGATATTGAGAGAGCGGTCGCCCTCTTTTTGCAGGCGCATCAGTTTACGGCTGTCGTCCAGGCTGGATACCGAGATAGCACCTGAACTGAGGTTCGCATGGTCGCTATGGAAAAGCGCCTTACCGTCAGACAGTTTTGCGTTACCTGTCAGTACGGCATAAACCAGATCGCCAATGGTGCCTTTTGCTGCACGCCCCATTTTCATGGGAACATCAGTCAGTGCATTAAGGTCATCGTTGATGATGGCCTGACGTGTTACAGAGAAGATCTCACCATAGGTTGCCAGCGCGATAGTCTGCCCTTTGTCACCCGTGGTGATGTACTTATACTCCGCACCTTCACGAACCTGACGCAACGACGGGAAACCGCCCATACCGACACGATGAGCGGTTTTAAAGTCGCTCAGGCTGCCTTTTTTCGTCCACAATTCGAAGGTTTCTGACGCTTCTTCCCAGCCCTGTAACAGCGACTTATTGGACACATCCAGCAGAATGTTACCGAAGTCAGACGTGCTGTGCGTCAGCGCAAGCCCCACCATCTGTACCGGGTTAAGACCTGAAACACCAATACCGCGCTCAGTCAGCGCCATGCGGGCCAGTTCGCGCAGCGTCATGCCGTTATAAAAGTTATCCTTTTCCTGCGCTTCATAACCTGCGCGGGCCATAAGGGATTTACGGATGCCGTCGCCGACGATGTTACCGTTACCCGCATAAATGTGGGGCTGGTTATTTTTATTCGACGGAGTCGTATCTTTGCCCAGTTCGGCCAGCAGCTTATCTTTCGCCATGGTGACGGTGCATTCGACATCGCTGATGCAGGCGGCCTGCAGTTCCTGGTGTTTACCACCGAACATGGCAAACACATCCTGAATGCCGCTTACACGGGCTTTCTGTTCAGCCACAACCCGCGCGACGATGGCATTTTCGTCCAGAACAGGAGCTGCTGGTTGCTGCTGCGGGTTTGTCGGGTTCGCTGGCTCACGCGGGTTGGCGTTACGCGGCGGCGTGATCATGTTACGGATGGCGTTAGGCATCTTTTCAAATTCCTCAATACGTTTTGACTGAATGCAGGCCATCGCCTGCAGTGATGGTGTGGTCTGGTCTGCAAATCCCTGGGCAACACATTCACTGCCGTTCATCCAGGTTTCGTCTTCCAGCATGGCCGCGATTTCTTCTGCCGATTTCCCTGTTTTTTCTGCGTACGCGGGGATCAGAACAGATTCCATTTTGTCCAGGAGGTCGGCGTAATCCCTCATATCGTTCGCGTCGCCGCCTGCAAACCCCCATGGCTTGTGGATCATCATCATCGTGTTTTCCGGCATGATGACCGGGTTGCCGACCATGGCGATAACGGACGCCATCGAAGCGGCAATGCCGTCGATATGCACAGTTATGGCCGCGCCGTGGAACTTGAGGGCATTAAAAATGGCGATGCCTTCAAAGACATCGCCACCGGGAGAGTTGATATGCAGGTTAATGTGGCTGATGTCGCCCAGCGCCTGCAGATCACTGACAAACTGTCGGGCAGTTACCCCCCAAAAACCGATTTCGTCGTAAATGTAAATATCCGCTTCATCAGCCGCGCTGGCCTTCATGCGAAACCAGGAGTTATTTTTTACGCTGGCTTTCGGGCGGCGGCTCACCCGGTTTCGTTGTTGCTTCGGCACTGGTGCCTCCTTTGTCATTGGCGGGGTCGGTGTCGTACACCAGTCCCAGTTCGCGATTTTCATCGATCTCCGCTTTTCGGCGGCGTTTCACATCGTCAGGATTGCTGCCTCTTGCGCGTACCCAGTCGGATTCCGTTGCCGCACCACCACGGATAAGTATTTTCCAGGCGTTCGCTTCTTTTGCGGGGTCAATCCAGGGCATCACCGGCCCCGAATAGACAGCGGAATAAAGCGTGTCCATATCGAGCCCGCGCGGTACTGTGATTTTTCCCGAGAGGATCGCCAGATTCAGCCAGGCGCGGTAAATGTGGCGGGTCACCGAACCGATGAACCAGTCCTGAAGGACGAAATACCCGTCGGTGGACTCCACCAGTTCCTGCCGCTGGGCGCTGTAGGTGCCATCGTAGTTACGGGATGCGCTGGAATAGCTGATACGGGCCCCGGCAGAAACGGCACGTAGCTGACCGTTGCGGAATGATTCAAGGTTTGTGTTCGGGCGGTCCGATTTGATCATCCCGATTTCCTCGCCGGGACGAAGGTCGTCGTACAGCATGCCAGGCTGAATCAACAGGTCGCGATCCCCGTCCTTTGCCGTCGGCGCATCTTCATAACTCTGGCCGTCACCTTTTTTGATGTACATACCCAGCGCCGCTGCAATACGCGCGGCCACCAGCTCAGAATCCTCATACTCTTTCAGAGCGCTCAGGCGCATCAGCACGCCGGAGAAAAGCGACGTGCCACGGGCCTGATGCAGGCGGCGGGTGAATTTAAGGTGCAGCATGTTTTCCGCTGCAACATCTTTAGTTTCAAGTTGTCGCCCGGAAACAGGGCTGCTTTTATACACCTGATATTTTTTTGGCCTGCCCCAGGCATCCTTATAAATGCCCTGAATTAACCCATTAGCTTCGTCGTTCTGCATTGGAACGTAATCGGCCTCAAGCGCTTCAAGCCAGAAACTGATCCCGGCAACTGGTGACAGCCCGGTGGCATTACCACTGACAAGCTGGGTAAACACCTCGCCGTCACGCAGCCAGCTTCGGAGTAAAAGGCGCTCCAGCATGGGGCGGGTAAATTCCCCGGTGACATCAGGCGAAACAGACCATTCAGCCCATGCAGAGCGAATCTGGCTGGCAAACTTTTTCGCAATATTGCCGTTTTTAAGCACCGGATGCGGATCAACAATGATGCCCTCAGAACCAATCACACGCTCTTCCAGCTTGTCGAGAATGCCGATGACCAAATCGTTGTTGTTGTCCAGCCAGCGCGCCTGTTCGCGCAAAGACACCGCGCCATTCTGGCTAAGTTGATTAGCGGAGCGATTTTCGCGACGGGCCTTATGTGTGCGGGTTGGCTTAACCGCTTCGAACGCCTGAATTACTGCACGTGAGCGAAGACGCGCAGCCTTCCAGCCCGGCGAAATCAGACCAATTGCATCATCCAGTAGAGACATCAGCCAAACCTCGCCAGTTTATAGCCGGGTCGCCCCAGGCTTTGCCTGTCACTGTCGGCAAGCCGCCGCTCCCACTCCTGCCGCCCTTTCCTGATTTCGGACAGATTTTCATAGGACATCTGCTGCCCATTGAAAGTAATGGACTTCCCGTCAAGGACAGCCATCTCAGCTTCAACGTAACGCTGTACCATCGCTTCGATATCACTTCGTTTCACAACCAGCCTCCTGTCGCTGTGACCCAGGGGTTGGAATCCTGGTCGTTGGTTTCTGTCACGGTGTTGCCCCGTGCTTTCGTGTTTCGGGTAACGGGCGGTGCAACAGTCGGGGATGGCGCTTCGCCAGTTTCCGGCGGCGCGCTCTCCAGCCACGTTTGCCGCCGTGCCCAGTCTGGCGCATTCGGCCATTTAATCTTTTCGTAGCCATGAAGAATTGCCAGCGCATCGGCGTAGACGAGCAGGTCAAAGGCTTCATTCGGACCGCGACCCGGTTTACTCCATTTTCCATCAGGTGAACGCTCCTCATACGTCAGCTCGTCGTAGAACCAGCTGCCGAGCCATTTCGGAAAATGCACATAGTTCGGACCTGGGGATTCGCGCCATAAGGCGTTATTCACCTGGTCTTTCAGTGCATCGGTCTGGAGAAGAAAAAGCGGCACATCACCTGCGGCTTTTGCACGCCGGGTTGACCTGTCCGTGTTGTCAGGAAATGAGCGGGTGATGAGTTTTGAGCGGCGAACACTGTCGCCCTTAAAGAGATAAATCTTTTTGCCCAGCCCTTCACGGCGGCATTTACGCCAGAACTTATAGGCGTTGTCGGTGACACCATCCTCACCGCCGGAATCGACCGCCATTGCCATCAGGCGCATACGTTTTGTCGGGTCGCTTGCCAGAGCCCAGGACTTTTCGAACACGTCGGACAGGAGTAAATCCCAGTCCTCCGGGTAACTGGCCGGATCAATGGGATAGCATTCGCCATGCTCACTGGCCCGTAAGGACTGCCGGATGTTGTAGCGATCAACCACCCACCGCTCGCCCTGTTCACCGTAGCCGGTAACCTGCACCACGAATCGCCGTGACTTACCACCCTGCACATCAACCGTCGCCATAAGAAATTCAACGCCGTCAGGTACGGTGCGTTTTGGTATTTCCTCGGCGCGCTGCTCAAGCAGTTCACTCTTGCGCTGTTCGAGGTTAGCGCGGGGAAGATATGGCCGACCAAAGTCGGTATTAACAACCGTTTTTAGCGTTTCTTCACTCTGCGTCGCCTCATATTCCTGCTCCGCAGTAAGAAATTTGTACATCATCTGCGCCCAGGTCTGGTAAGCCGCTGCCGGGCCTTCCATCCAGAACGACGCGATACGCGATCGGCGCGGCTCGCCATATCTGTTGCCGTCACGGTCTATTTTCTCCCCGTCCCGCAGCCAGACATGGCGAATATTAAGGTCACGCTTCATATCGGGCGTAATTTTGCCTTTGCATGCAGGGCACTGGAGATAAGCAGACTCACTTGCCAGTACAGGATCCGGTGAATCACGGTAGCCTGTCATGTTTGCAACTTCTGGCTGAAAATATTCTCCACAATGAGGACATGGCCAGTAAAGGCGACGGCGGTCACCACGGTTAAAGAGCGACAGAATCCCGGTCGTTGGCGGCGCTTCATGCGCAGATGATGGGCGCCATTTCGTGTCAAGAATATTACGGCCGGGGGAGCTTTCTACCATCGTCATCCCCGACGACATGAATGTGGTTGTGCGTTTTGAGGCTAAAGAAAAGGCATCCCCTTCCCCGCCAACATCCTCAGGGAATCGGTCATAGTCTGTTAATGCTACAAACTTGTAGTCTGATGACGACATTACATTAACTGATGGCCATCCTATTTTAAGAAATGATCCATCCCGGAATATTTTGTCATGGACATTGTTATCATTACGGCGAGGGCTTAACCGTTTCGCAACATGTGGGCTGCTGCGGAACGTTCGATCCAGACGTTTTTTTGAATGTTCCCGTGCTTTATCTTCCGTCATCTGAACAACCAGCATGTCGGAAGGATCACAAACGATGCTATAAACCACCCAGCCGTCAACTAATCCAATCGTTTTCCCAGTTCGCGCAGGCCCAACAAACACAACTGCATCAAATTCCCGTGATGCAAGGCAATTCATTGGTTCTATTACATAAGGAGTAAGATTTGGTTCCCATGGGACTGAGTTGCCCGCCCCTTTAGGAACGCGCATATATTTCTGAACTGCATCAGTCACATTAATTCGACGCGGCGGCCGGAGAATAAATGAAATATCTCGCCCAATATTTACAGCAGACGCATATGCCATTAATCCTCCTCAATAATGACCTCCCCTTTTTCTCCCATTAAATCGACGGCGCAGGCTTCATAAGTTCTCTCTGCAAGTGTCGCTCGTAAATCGTCAATCGTACTCTGAACAGCGGCCACCGCTTGCGGGGTTAATGCGCAGTCACGCTCCAAAATATCAGGAATAACCTCAAGCACCTGAACCACAGATTTAGTCATAGCTGAATAAACAGCCACCACCTCCGATACAGGAATCAACCCTCGCTGTTCCTTCTCAAGTTTCACGCGCTCATTCTCTGACTGAAACCAATCCTTTCTTTCTTTGGGGGGCATTTGGGATGGATCTTGTAGGGGGTTGGAATTGCCCTTCATTTCTTCCTGAAAAAGCGCTGGACCAACATCCCGTAAGGCATAGACTGGGTTTCCTCTGACTTGTCCTGCCGGTGATATGCCAGAAGCTTCAATACGCTTTCTAACGGTTGCACGGTCTAAAGAAAAAGCCTCTGATATTTTCGAAATACTCCATCTAAAAGCCTCCCTTAAGTCGCCAACGCTGGACATCACCACCTCTTATCATCACTTGTTTTTAATCTTAACCTATACAAATCAATAAATAACAGAAATACACCTGCAGAGGCCAGACTCATCTTTCATCAGATAAATGCACATAAAAATCTTAAATATCTGACAGTTAAATCACATGCTGATGATGCGATCGAATACCAAAAACTAGCCGAATCCCGCGAGTCCGCCGCCCCGTGGCAAAGCCCCCCTCCGGGAGGACCCGCTCAAATGATAAAGATTATCATTTTCATAAAAGGGTATTCTGACGTCCAGCCGGAGGTGTTCAGGTTCTGGTGCGGAACGCGTACAGCACACCACCAGGCCTGAGCGCATTGGCAATGGCATTATTCACAACCTGGTTAATGTGTTCCGTAAGAGCAGCCTGAGCAGAAGCCAGATCCGCCATCATCGCTTCTTGTCTGGCGTGTCCCGCTTTCGCCGCTTCAATAATAGCGTTAGCCGAACGCAGGATTTGCTCGTGCTCCTGTGTGGTGGATCCGCCGCAGGCGCTGACCTCACACGTCACTTTGAAACGGTCAGCCTGGAACACCACAGACTGCTGCTCGTCACCAGTTTGTTTCTCAACGAACTGGCCGCTGTCACGAACGGCGGCAATAACAGCATCTCGCATCTCATCAGAAAGTTTAATCGCAGTTGATAACGGGTTAATTCCAGTACAAGAGGTAGCTAAGTGGATAGTACTAATGCTGGCGTCAGCAGCGCCGGAAAGTTCTTTGCTCATAGCCTTTTCAGGCGTAAGAAACCCACCACGCGGATAATGCAAATCATCAGCGACAGTAATGCCCCAACTATCGTTAAATGGATGTGGCACGCCGAGTTCATCCACGGCAATGGCCGAGAGTTCAAACCCATCAGGACAAATCACATTCAGAGAACGTTTGAAAACTGAATCTGTTTTGCCCACAAAATCCAGGCGACCAACCAACAACTTTTCAGCTTCATTGCTGGCATACAAGTGAACAGTAAGGTGCTCACCGGAAAGCTTAGAGCCAAGTGATGAAATGTTGACGATCACTTTTTTAATCTGGCAGTTCATGTTTGTTTCCTTTTAGATGTGAGCCTGTCGCACGGGAAGACCGCCCGATAAAGCGGAATGCCCCAGGCTCACGACTGAAAGTTATCGTTAGGCTGCGCGTGCGAGGCGCATAAAAAAGCCCCGCTATTGCGAGGCTATGATTTCCTTCTGGCAGTTCACCTGCCACGCTTTGTTATGCGCCAGAATGTCGCGCTTCGTTTGTTTGTCCAGGACATCAATGTCGTGTTCGGTGAGGTAAATCGGTTTCACCCAGTCACACGCGGTGTCAGTTACTACCGGGACGCTTCCACTCGTTGCGCAGCTCGCGATCAACATCATCATCAGGCATATGGTTAACAGTCTGCTGTGCATCGCTGGCCTCTTTGATTACCTCAACCCTGCGTTTAGTAGCGGCAGTCGTAGCAGCAGCAACCTGCTCTTTAGCGTCTGCCTGTGCCTCGGTCCTGCCCTGACTCTTTCCGACACGGTGCGCACCAAACAGAAGAAGGGCCAGAGTGATAATGCCGCCGATAATGGCTTCCAGGGCTCCCATCACTTCGGGTCCGAAGCTGCAGGCTGTTTCACCAGGCGACCAACGATACCGCACACCGCCACAACCGCAGTGATTACGCCCATCCAGCTCGCAGGGATCATTGCTTTGACGTCATCGGGTAATTGTGACCAGATAACGGGGATTGCCCCGGCGACAGCAAGAGCCTGAACGCTGAATAACTTCCAGCTTTGTTTCCAGTTTTCGATAACCATCATGCCCCCATTGCGCGTTTTGCGCGGTTGTAACGGTCGATGCGGTCACCTATGCCGTTCTGACCGCCGTTTATAATTTGCGTGACCCGGCCAACGTCGCCAGGATATTTCAGGCAACCTTGAGTGACGTAAAACCACGCGGCTGATCGAGCGGCATTTACATCTTCTTCCAGCAGTTCAGGGTAGGTAACAAGATCAAGTTTCAGTGCGACACCGCAGCGCCGGTAATTGTCCAGAAAAGTAATGCCAATCAGTCCACGTCCCCGATATTTCCAGCCATCGCCGGGAGCGGTGTTACCAAAACGCTTGCTGTAAACCAGGTTGGCAATCGCGCGCTGACGCTCAACGGGTAAAACTTTCTCATCAGGCTTACGTCCGAGCGCCTGCGCCTGCTGCGGGGTGATACGTCCCGCACGGACAAAACCCGCAAGACCTGAAACGCTGTAGTTAAAATTTTCCACCAGCGCGCTAAAGCTGGTGCTTTCATGCCCAGCCTGGGCAATAAACATCGCCTGGTCGATTGTGCTGGTAATGCCAAACTCGGCCATTGCGTCATTAAGTGGCTGGAGCCAGCGCGTAGCTGAACCGACGTCAATGGGGACCGCCTTTTGAAACTGATTGAGATTCATTGAACTTTTACCCCGGTAAACCGCTCCCAGAAATACGTCAGCGCGACCGAACCCATCGCGCCGCTAATTCCGGCAGTAGCCAGAATCATGTAAATACTCAGGCCACTTTCAATGCTAATTAACCCACCAATGACACCTGTGAAACCTGAGACGACCATTTGTGCTAATGCGTTTACCCAACTCCATGCTGCTTTGTTTTGCCTGATGTCGATCAGATAGCGAACCAGGCCACCCCAGCCCGCAATGATCAGCAGAACAATCCAGGTCACCCCGGCAATACCCTCTTTATCGTGCATACGCTTAGCCATAGATTCACCTCCGATTAAGTCGGGGTGCTGTGTGAGAGATATCTGGCCTTCGGGCGATTTCGTAAAAGTGAAGGTTGTATGTGATTCCCGAGGCCAGAAATGAAAAAACCCCGCCGTAGCGAGGTTTAAAATTTGCTTTAAGTCCGTGGCGAAGTAACCACTCTTAACAGGCTACAACACATTTTGCGGACCGCACTAATGATTTTTAATCAACTTAGTAGTATTTTTCACATAACGTTTCAAATAATTTCAACGGATAGTTTATGAGCGCTGATGAGTTTAGAAAAACACGCAGGATAAGAGTTGGCTTCTTTACTGGCAATGGAAGTAAAAGGGATGGACATTCAATTGCCAGCTTAGCTTTTGAGCAGATAACAACACCTGCACCAATTGCTTTTCCTGTGGTTCATACGACTGAAACGAAAACTCGTGGATTAAAGCTTGTAATTTTAGATAAGGATGAGTTGCAAAAGAATTACTTCGGATATATTTCCTGGCGAAGAGACAGTTTGTTGCCATTTATCGAAGATGGTGAGACAGGAAGTGAAAGGACAATCCCATTAAATGATAAGGATTCAGTAGTAGAACGGACGTATTTCACCTACTACTACGAAACAGATATCCTATCACTGACAATGAATCACTTAGGCCCAAAAGTGAATGATTTGTCTTTTCTACTTTACAACAAGACTGGGATGCAAAACATTAACTTCGAGGCTATCTGGAGGCAGGAAAGCATGAAAGAGCTACTGGATGACGGCAACATTCTAAGAAGTTTCGATCTGACAGTGGCAGCGCCAAGAAATTTCAACAAATCTAACTATACATTTCACAATCAACTAACAAAAGAAATTGTAGACATGGTTGTTGGCCTTGGTGGCTCTCATCTGCGATTAAACATGCGTGGACGAATAAGAACCAAAAAAGCGGGGTTTGACTATTTAAAAGCGACAGTTACAGACGCTTTAAAAGAGTTACTTGAACTGTTTCCGAAAGGTTCCGGGGGGTTACAGATCAAAAAAATTGAGGTGACTGAGCCTAGCAATGCAAATCCTAAAAGCTTGTTAGATCAGGTACTAATAGGCACAAAAACGATACTGGTAAAAAGTGGATATCCGTCAGATTCTGATATAAGAACAGCAATGACATCTGCTAAAATTGAGAACAGACACTACCTAGCTCAGTATGAGCTAACTATAAAATCATAAACTTAACAAGGAGGCCGCTATGAGAGGAGTTTTTAACCTTTTAATGAAGGCTGCCTTTCTTTTGTTATTAACATACGGATCTGCTAGCGTTTTTAAACCGATGAAGCATCCTGATGTTCTCACCACTGCTGGCGTACTCTCTACGATTGCAGGGATACTTTTTGGCTTTGTACTAGCTTCTATATCAATCTTTAGCAGCGCGAATGATGGAAAGGAAGGTGCTATCAACGCGCTTAAAAGGAACAACATTTTACCAAAAATAATCAATAGGTTGCTATCAACCGGTTTAACTTTGATTATTGCTTGCTTGTTCCCGCTGGTGGCTATGTTTTTACCTGACGATATCATTGTCAAGGGAGCACCGCTCGATTTTTTATTCATCCTACTGGGATTATCATCATTGTTGATTTCTCTCTTTACCTTTGGGAGATGTTGGTGGATTTTACGCAATATATTCCCTCATTTATAATTGCAGCCCTATACAGAGGGCTGCAAATTAGGGTAGCTAGAGTTGTATGTCCATATCGAGTTCGACTCCGAGAATCGCAAGGCACCCTTCAATAAATCCTTCCGCTAATTGCATTTCAATGCGTATCTGCTTTTCGCTTTTTTTACGACTTCTAGCCATTTGCCTTTTTGAAACCATATACACGTAATGGCCTACAAGCAGATTGTAATCATAAGGCTTACGCTTCATCAGGCGGGCCATACATCCTTCAATAATGAGCCCATCATTATCTGAGCACATGGGTCGTGTTTTGCTTGTCTGAGGCAATAGCCCTTTAAATCCAGCGGCAATGGGAGAAAAGTCGACGTTGCATGAGTCACTAGCAGCCCATGCTCCCCATAATTCCAATACCAGTTGAATATCACGCATCAAATCTCTCCACAGATTTACGCAAGCACGCCTATAGCCAAGGCGTGGTCTAAAAAACGAAATAGCAGCGTTAGCTGACTGCCATATTTGGCTTCGAAAGCCACGGGGTCCCGGTGCAACTCATCGTGGTGCGCTCTGCACAGCGGCAACACAAACAGGTCGTGCGCTTTTGTTCCCATCCCTCCTTGTCCATGTCCAATAATGTGGTGTGGGTCGTCTGCCGGGTTGTTACAGCAGGCGCATCGTTGTGCTTTAACCCAGCGGGTGTATGTGGGGTTTTCCCAGCGGCGGCGCTTCGGGCGCAGCATGAATGATTCCGGCGTCTCCGGGTCGATACGAAGCGCCAGTATTTCCTTTGCCGTTTCCTGCACAATCTCAGAGGGTCCGCGCGTTGGCACAAGGTCGGACTCTCTGGTTACTGACTGAATGACGGGTTTAGGCAGACGCAGCACCTGACGCGCTGCCGTTTCCGGTATCACATCAGCCAGGCCATTGCGGGCCAGCCACCAGCAAAGCTCGGGCAGCGTCAGTGAATGGGTGTCATCGAACCCCAGTTCACGGCGAACCGCTGTGAGGATGTAAGCGGCACAGTTCACCCGCGCAATGGCTTCCACTGTGCTGGATTGCTGGTCGCGTAGCAGGTTGTCACAGTGCCAGCACAGCCGAATCACGCCGGGTGTGTGGCGCATGGTAGTCATATTTTCAGCGTGCCAGGATTCATGGGGCCACTGACAGGAGTTTTCACGAAGTAACCAGTCCTCCAGACCTGAAAGGCCACCTGCACGACGTAATACCGCCTCGTTAGTGAATACCGAATGTAATGCCGGGTCTTCTGCCAGCGGCTGTTCTGCTGGTGGGATTTCACCGCTGGGCAAGTCTGACAAGCGCTCAGGCTCGTTTTCAATGAGCATACGGCCGCGATGGAAATGACCCAGCAGTTGTGAGCCGGGGCGAAACGCCACCAGCCCTAATTCCGGGATGACAACCGGTTTTAGCAGGGCTCTCACTCAGAAATCCTTTTCGATCTGCTTAATATCTTCTTTAATCGCTTCTTCCCACATAAGTGCAAATAACGAAGCGATAATTCACGAGATAAAAAATACTCCCCATCGACTACAGTTACTGATCCAGGATGAGAGTCTACCCAGGCCTTAATTTCATCAAGACCGAGGAAAATCTCAGGGGTGAGAACCTGCCTGTCACTATGCGTGGCATTTTTAATTTTATGAGTTGATGAGGATCCGAAGATGCCGGGCTTTGACTGATTGCTCATGCCAGTACCCCGCCGGATAGTTCTTTATCATGCGTGAACTCGCCATTCCATGACTGTTTCATGGGTAAATGGCCTTTCAGATATTTTTTGTAGAGCCAAATTGCACCGTCGCGCAACAGTACGGGCTGATAGGTCGTGAAGCTCACGGATTCACTGGGCGTGACCTTGCTGGTCTTCTCGGTGAGGTATTTATCGCGGGCGTACGATCTGACACGCCAGTGGGCGTTTTTTCCTTCTGGGTTGTCGTTATAAAGCCAGTTGGCACCGAGCAGCCAGGCGTTGACTTTGGAGGTGTTTACCCCGTTCAGGCGCTTACAGAACTGAACCGGGGATAGGCCGTCTGTGAAGAGGCTTTCGAGGTGTTCAATATATTCAGATTGCTGGTGACTGATGAGTTCAATTCTTTGTCTTGCTTCAAACTCATCAGCCCATGCCCGAGCCGCCTTGGCCGGATCTGAAAAATCAGGAACCAGTGGAATGCCGCCAATCTCTCTTTGACGGAAGTAATTCTCCTCAAGATCTTCATAGAAGTCCCAAGCCTGATCGGTTTCTAGCATCTTTGCATGCCGTGAAGCACCGCGCTCGGTCCACAAATAAAGAGTTCTTGCCATTGGTGAGATTTGCACACCTCTTAATGAGTTGCGCAAATTTTCAACATCATCACCCTCAATGCGGAAGTAATGCTTTCCTTCGATAAAGCGATTTTTGTTCCGATTGAAATTGTTGGTGATTTGTTGAGGTGTGGCGCCATAACCGCGAGCAAGCAACTCTGAGGTGATAACTCTTTGATTCCGATACGCGATAAGAGGCACGCCGGATATTTTGGATTGAATAGATACAGAAATAACGCTGCTTTTGGGCGTAGCAGTGCCCATAACTTGGTTAGTCATAGTTTTTCTCCACTTGTTGGCGAGCAGGTCTGCACACCCGCTTCGCTTGCACCTTTTGACATTACTGCCAATCGGCAGGTTGCACAAGGCTGACCTGTACAAGTATCCACCACCTTATCCAGGGGGGTGATCGTCATCTCAACCTTCCCTTTCGGTACTACCGGCCCCCACTCCACCAGCATGCGCTTTACCTGGCTGTCGTCTTCCCACACCCCGGCATGGGTAAGCGCGTCAAACAGCCCTTTGGTGTAGTTGTCGATGTCCCGGCGTCGGTTGTCCGGCGGATAAAGCAGGATTTCCACAGCAAACAAAGAACTTGATGGCTTTGGTAATCTCCGCAACTGGTCAAGGATTGCCGCACATGCATCGCTCTGAAACCGCCTACCCGCTTCACTGATCATGTGCCTGCCTTTCAACGGCCCTTTGTTCGGAGCGCGCCAGTAGGTGTTTACGCTCGGTGGAAACGGAAGAATTAACCTCATGCCTCTGCCCCTTTCGCCCAGTCAATACCCATCACCGTACCCGGCAGCAGTTGAACTGCTGGCATAACCGCCTGATTGCCCCAGTGGTCCCAGCCAGGAACAGAACGGCGGCTGAACAACTCAATACGCCGCACGTCGCCATAAAGCCGTTCAAGGCGGTGGCGCGCTTCGGCGGGTTTCTCGCTGTGTTCACCCAATGGGCTGTAGATAACCTGCTTAACCCCAGCGTCGCGACGCTCAAGCCCCCTGCCACGTGTGGCGATCAGCAGGTCTTCCGTGTTGGCGCGGGTGTGATTGCCGCCATTCATCCGGGTCTGACTATTCAGCAGATCGAGGAAGTCGTAGAAGTCCAGGACATCACCAGCGTCCAGCGCCTTGTTGATGTGCTGCTCTGCCAGGGCATTCAGTTTTACCCAGGTGAATCCCTTCATCGTCCGAACGGTAAAACCCCAGGATTCTGCCAGCTCGATAGCCTCACGGTTGTGCGTCCCGGTGTACCACATAGCAAGCACCGCGTTCTCTTCGGCCAGCGCCCACACAGGCAGGCGTTTCAGGTCTGCCATGCTCATCGTGTCGTAATGGTCTTTAGCCGCGCCATTGCTGGCGTTGTTGCCGTATTGCCACGGTGGGTCAGCGTAAATCAGTGAATAAGTCATCGTTACCCCACAAATCGGCCAGAGGTTTCATAAATCCGCTCGGAGCTTTTCGCTCTGGCGCCCCAGGTCAGGCACTTCCGTTTACGGCGTAGACACTGCTCCCGCTCGGTGATGCTCTGTGACGCATCAAAAGCTTCTGCCCATACCGTTGCGGCACGGAGGTAAAGCCCTTTTTGCTCCAGTTCCCCGGCCTGCGTGATTAGCGCTTTAGCGTGGCGTGTCTCCTGCAACGGCTTAACGTCTGATTCGATACGGGACTCATTGAACGTGTATAAAAATTTGTTCTTCTCTCCGCTACGTGTTGTGTACCCGGCGTCATACAGGCGATATGCAGCACGCTGAACGGCTGGGCGAGGATACTGGGGAAACGCGTCACAAATGGCAGCGGCGCTGGAGCCGGGGGACGTTTTGATATATTCCAGAATTTCAGCAACCAGGCTCATGAGCGGAACCCCGCGTTTTCAGGAAGTGAGTAGTCAACCTGCCCATGTGTGGCCTTGAATGCCTGGTCTTCACGGGCTGCTGGGCGACTAACCGCAGGACTAAGCTTCAATGAGACCTCATCCCACTGCTCACGAAGTTTGGAAGGGCTTTTGATGTTTTTCTTCCAGAATTCGTCTTTGTTGACGCGCTGGTACAACTCGCATATTTGCTTGTGAGTGCGGTTGTCCTGGGTGCGCATGAGCCGAATATCATTAGCCCACAGAGGCCAGTCAGGGTCTGCCGGAATAGATACGTTTGAATCTTGCTCTGCTGCGGCTTGGTACATCTTGCGAATTAACTTCCAAATCCATTGAGCACAGACTAAATCAGCCTCTGTGCCCCACTGGCGCTTGCTGAGGTTCCAGGTGTGTGCGTCTGGATGGCTTTTTAAGAATTTCTCTTCCGGAGATAACTCAGGTTCGTCTGACTGCGAAGCGGTCGGACAAGAGGGTTTTAAGATCTGATTGTGGTGATCTGTGTAATGATCTGTATAGAGAATAGGTTCCGCGACTTCGCGGCTAAGGTTCTGCGATTCTGCGGAATAGGTTCCGTGATTCTGCGGAATAGGTTCCGCGACTTCGCGTTTCCCGTTCCGTGATTCTGCGGAATCCAGAGGGTCCGCGAATATGGCGGCAATTAAAGCCTCTCCGTTAACACGATAGTGGGTCTTTTTCGTACCATTAACTTGCCGCTGCGCTTTCTCAATGATGCCTGGTAGCCAGCGGGTGCAAATCTTGTTTACCAGCCTCTGAATCTGGTCCTCGCTTACACCACGAATTTCAGCAGCCAGTTCGCTATGCTCCTTGTAAAACCAACCATCCTTCTGATCGGACTTACCTGACCAGAACACGAGCTGATTCAACACCGCCCCAAGGGCATGCGCTTGCTGATCACCGGCAAAGAAGTCGAGGTAAGGTACAGGGATAGTGATGCTATTCCTCTGTCCTGACATCGACTGAACAATTTCAAATATCTGGCTCATCCCTGCCCTCTATCTCTGTGAAATATTGCAGGAATCTGTCGAGAGGGCTAAAGCACTCGGGCTTATATCCCTGAGCTTCTCGGAGGTAGATAACGCGGTTGCTTTCTGGCTCCCAGCGGATAACCCGAACAGGGATTCCGTATTGGTCTCTGAAATGCCGATTGATGTTGCGCATAGCTGAGCCTCCACCTCACGCCGCCAGTCACCCACAGCCCACTCGGTAAACTCGTGGGATACAACCGGGCGATCACCGGGTATATTTACTGCATAGCAATAATCAACCTTCGCTTTGCCACCAGGCATAGGCAGCGCAATCAGTTGCGAGCGGCGGTACGGTGTTGTTAATATGTTCATGCGTTAGTTCTCCACACGATTGCTATGCGCCACGACGCCCGGAGCTGCACACTCGCGGGCGTCACCCTTTTCAGGCGCGCAAAAAACCCGATACAGAAGCGTTAAATGCTCCTGCCACTTCGCCATAACCTTGTAACTGTTCTCCTCAATCCGCTCGCGTTCGTCAGCATCGATAACCCCGTCAGCCGTCGCTATACGTACGTACTGAGAGTGCTCGCTGATCCATTCAATCGTTTCCATCAGGCGCTGATTGATATCTGCATTGTCGATATCTTCGACTTCCACCAGCGGAACAAAGACGCCACCGGAATGACGCGCTATCGCATCGGTAACATAGTGAGTGCCGCTTGCACTCTGGAGAAGAAGCGCCCACCAGAGAGGGAATATTTGGTCGCCACCATTGCGAAGGCGATTGTGTAAAGTGTCAGCAGATGGAGTAATGTCATCAGCCTTGTAAAGACCAAGTATTTCCGCAGCCTCTTCGTAGCCGCCTGGTAGATCAACAATTGTCCTCCTGATAGCGGCCACCAGCCATAAAGGCTGTTTTTCTGCTTTTAAGTGTTTTTTACCCACGGTTAACCCCTTGATTCTGTGGTTTGTATTCTTTCGATATGTCTTTAGGATTTGGCAAAAACATCTGGTCTTAATCTTTCTTTCGTAACTCCTGTGACTTTTTCGATAAACGGAGCCTGCTTAACTGATGGTTTTTTTTCACGGTTAAGCCAATTCCATACCTGCTGCTGCTTTACGTGGCGGCCGGAGCTTGCGGAGAGTTTTCTCGCTAATTCGGATTGCCCTCCGGCAGCGTTAATTGCCTCTGTTAGGGCTAATTGCTCAGGTGTCATAGATGCCTCATGTTGTTAGTTGTCAAAGTTGTTAACCTTTAAGATTATACAACTACAACAACTTTTATCACAACTTTTAGGTGTTGGAAAGATAAAACATAAAGTTGTAACCTCGCAAAAAACAAGGGGGAAAGTTGTGAAAACACTTGCTGAGCGATTGAAATTAGCTAGGGAAAATGCTGGGTTAAGTCAGTCCCAATTGGGTGAGAAGATCGGTTTATCTCAGCAATCTGTCGCAAAAATTGAAAATGGTGATACATTGCAGCCACGAAAAATCAAAGAAATCGCAAAGGCGCTGAATGTAAGCCAGCAGTGGTTGCAGTTAGGAATAGAGGAAAATGGATCTTTGGCTGATTATGTTGTGGAAGAGGTTGAGGAGGCCACTCTAGACCCGCTAGTTTTCGTTTCAATTCCTGTGTTGGATATAGAATTATCCGCTGGTAATGGATGTGAAGCTGAGATTATTGAGTCTGTCGTTGATACATTTCCATTAAGAAGGACTGACTTGAGAAAAGCTGGCGTGAACTCCTCAAATGCGCGAATTGTTAAGATTTGGGGCAATAGTCTCTTGCCTGTCCTAAATAATGGTGATCATGTAGCGATTGATTTATCACAATCAAAACAAATACGTGATGGTGATCTTTATGCCATACGTGACGGCGTCTTATTAAGAGTTAAAATATTAATAAATCAGCCTGATGGTGGGTTTATCTTGAGAAGTTTTAATAAAGATGAGTACCCTGATGAGATACTCACCTTTGATGAGAGGCGCGCAAGAATTCATGTTATAGGGCGCGTGTTCTGGTCATCGCGTTCATGGTAAGGCGCTAAACAGCATATCCTCTGAGAGGATTCGTAACTTAGCGCCTTGCTCATCCCTGTAATCAACGGCTTTCTGGATTTTTCTTCCGTAGCTGGAAAACTTCCAGTCTCTAGATGAAAGGGTTCCAACAACTAAAAAATCTAATTTTTTTGTTATTCCACCAGTTATAATTCCACCAGCACTCTGAATCAAACCTTCGACTACTGATCTTTTCCCTGCGATAAATACACCAGTTAGACAGAAAACCTTATCTTTTATGCAGACAGTATCCATATTATCGATTGGAAGCCTTGTTGATAATCCATCAACAACACCACTATCAAGATCGCAGCCAGTAAAATCAACTAAAGCCTTACGGAGTGCAGCGCTCTCATCTGGAGTAATTACGCCATCTTCTAAAATCTCCTTAACTAAAAGATAGAGATCTCGACCAGGGTAATTGTTTTTTAAAGTACCGTTCTGGGTTAACCACCAGTCCAGATATCTAATTTCAGCCTCGTTTAACCCCCTATCAGCAATCAATCCCTTACAAAGACCGCTCAGCATGTGGAGATCTGACTCTGCGGAATACAAATCAATACTTGGGATATCAAGAATTTCTTTCTGTATCTGATTTAATTGTTTTTTTAGGTCGGCTCTCTCGGCATCGGTTACTACACCATCAGCGAGTATGTCAGATACTCTCAATGAAAGGCTTTTTATTACCCCATTACTGATAATCTGCCCCGCCTCAAGTAGCCAGGTGTCGAGATAAAGAACCTCTTCATCTTTCACTACTCCATCAGCAACGATGCCATCTATGATGCTAATTAAATTAGCAAAAAGCTTATCTCTATTCTGTGCGTAGTTAAAAACGTAAAGCTTGTCTTCCATACAGCCTCCTTTTTTCTTCATCCTTACATTGAGTTCAACCACATTCAAACCACATAAAGTTGTTGACACAATGCGTATTCACAACTAAATTACACCTTAAAGTTGTTAAGCAGCGAACAGGCAGGACGCCCACGAAGTAGCCGCCCCAGGCGTATGAAGATGGGGATGATTCGCGAAAACTTTTATTACCGAGGTGTGTGATGAGTACAGCACTGGATTTAGCGACGAAGTATGCAGAGTGCTTCGCAGTAGAAGCACAAATTCTCTCAGCTATTGAATGTCTTGATCTGGTTCGTGCGGCGGCTCGGGAAACAAGTAGACATCTCAACAACGATGTTGATGGTAAATCTCTTGAAGCATTGAGCGCCGCTAAACGCTATCTGGAATCCAGCCGCGATAGCGTTCGCAGTGAGATGAACAAGTTACGCCAAGAGATCGTTAACAAAACCTCTCGTGGCTTACCGTAAAAGAACATGGCGAAAGCCGACAGCGTTGAAGGCGTTTCTCTCAGGTTTCGCGCTAAACAATAGCGGGGAGAACCTGGGGCGGTGAGCAAACCCCGCGCGGCTGCACCTGATGCTACAGCCCAGACCAATAAGCCGACTGGCAACGTAACTGCCCTTTGCATCTGTCCCGGCAAGGTAGCGCTGCCGAACCGGGGCGGGTGAATCGTAAAAGTTTCGAAGTACGTCGTCTGGCACATGCGTCGCAGCGGTCCGGGGATTCCTTGAGAGTATCCCTAATCCAACGGGTAGCCGGAATGTGCAAGTCATTGCGAAAGCACGACAACGACTCACCATCGTGGCGATACGGTGTGACACCTCGGAAGAGACGAGGGCATAACGGAGTGAATCATCCTTGCCTCTGGTCCAATATCGCGACTGGTGGGGGCGGGTAGCCACACAAGCCGCAACGCGAAGCGGCCCGAGTGGAGTTAAGCGAGGAGAACCTTATCAGGGGAGTGAAACCCTGGGGGGATGATTCACCCCGTTGTGACGTGTACGAGCGTACTGCAGCGCCGGTCGACGCAAAGACCCGTAAATCGACTGGGCCGTAATACTGGCGGCCAATACCAAAACAGAGCGGCGGGAAGTAAGCGGGTTAGCGGCCCGGTGTCACAACCCCATCGCAGGAACGCGATAGCTGTGTGAAGTCTTAGGGCGGTATCAGCATCTTCCACTTATGAGGCAGATGATAATGTTCTGGCTGGTACCGCCCTCTTTTTACACAACACACAAGAGCATCACCGCAGCGACGGCTCATAACCCAATCGCTACGGGCGGCACTCACCGCAGGTGCTCTTTTGTGTTGTGTGGAGAACTAACTAACACCTTGTGCAGAGGGCAGTCTAATGAATTTACCTAAGTTCCGTAATGCCATCGTATACCGGGCCACACTGCCCAGTATCGAAGCGATTGAAGGTCACCTAGCTGAATTGCAGTATGAAGAAATCGGCGAAACTGAGTTCGCTCGCGCCGCGTTCGTACCTAACCCAATCACCGGTGAACTTGTTACGCCGATTGAGAATGGGTATGCCATCGTCGTCCGTCGTGATGAAAAGATAATTCCTGCTCAGGTGGTCGCAAAAGAAGCACGTGAGCGCATCGAACGCATTGAGAAATTGAGCGGTGGCAAGCTAAAACGCCAGGAGCGTAACGCGATCATCTGCGACGTAAAAGTAGATCTGTGCAAAAAGGCATTCGTCCGTTCTTCGCTGATCCTTGCCCTCTATAACAGCAAAGATAACCTGCTGGTCGTGAATACCACGAACAAAAACATTTCTTCTCTGGTTGGTTCGTTGCTGATTAAGGTTGTTGGGTCTCTTAAAACCGAGACTATACATATCGACAACATTAAAAATGGCCTCACCACGAGACTGCAAAATCACCTTAATGGAAGCAATGATGCTTTTGATGGGTTTACCGTTGGTGACTACATCCAGCTTTCACGCCTGGCTGAACACAAAGAAGTGTTGCGCTTCTCAGCCGAGCACGCATCCATCACCAATGAGCTTACGGAAAGTCTTGCGGGCGGGTTTACTGTCGATCAGATGGAATTAAATGGGTGCGGAGTTAACTTTCTCCTGACCGAGCGCTTCCACTTCCGTCGAATTGATACTCAGTCATTTAATTACTCTGACGATGAAGATAAAGCCTTCCAGTGGCGTCATCAGACTGGTGCGGATCTCTTCCAATTCAGCCAGGTAGTAAACCAACTCTGCAAATTGCTGGCCTATAAAGAGCCAGAACAGCAAAAGCCAGCAGCTTAAACCGAATGCAGCAATTACCCCATGTGAATGGGTTGGGTTGCTGCGCTCTAAAAACAGCGCGGTGCAGCGCGTAATGGAGAACCAACAATGTCATTTATTCAGACTCTCAGCGGTAAGCGTTTCGACTACATCAATTCATCCGTAGACGATGTTGATATCGAAGATATCGCAAACGCCCTCTCTAACATCTGCCGATTTGCAGGCCATGTTCCTGAGTTTTATTCAGTGGCTCAGCACTCTGTGCTGTGTAGCCAAATCGTACCACCGGAATTTGCATTTGAAGCGTTGATGCATGACGCAGCCGAGGCGTATTGCCAGGATATTCCGCAGCCGCTGAAACGTCTTCTGCCTGACTATAAACGCATCGAACAAATGGTAGATGACCTCATTCGCGCCAAATACGGTTTGCCGACTGATATGTCGACAGTCGTGAAATACGCGGACCTCACCATGCTGGCGACAGAACGTCGCGATCTGGATATCGATGACGGCACACGCTGGGCCATTCTCGACGGCATCCCCTGTTCTGACCTTATCCAGATCATCCCGCTTCGTCCTGGTCAGGCTTATGGCCTGTTCATGAACCGGTTCAACGAACTGATGGAGATCCGTAAATGCGCCTGACTAAAGAACAGTTAATCGCTGCCGCTCACGCAGCGGCGAAATATCTCCCTGCTGCGTCAGCAGACATTATGACCGAACTGGCTAACCGTCTGGATGTTACCAGTGTGGCGTTGAGCGAATCACTGGAGCAGCGTAAGGCACTTGCAGTTGAAAACAACTTCTTGCTGGGGATGGCTGCTCGTGAACTGAGCACCTCATGGCTACATAACCGCGCCATGCTCGGTATGCAGGCGGCTTTGCTCTGCCTGTCACAGGGCGACATCAAAGCGGCGCGTGAGTGGCTGGAGGGCACTACTGACGAAGCTGTTGCAGAAATGCCTGACGACATGACCCCGGATGGTTTGCAGTTGTGGTACGACGGTTACATGCGTAGTAGCGATGGTAAGAATGGTTTTCTGACCCGCGAAGAATCCCTTATTGAATTGGGTAAAAGCATACCAAGAACATCTGTCTTAATCGCAGCATTGCAATCCGAATCCGGGGCGAAATCTCTTGATGAAATGGCAACCTTTTGGCGGGAACAGGCCAGCAAAGACAACTGCTCAATCAATATGAAGAGTAGCTATAACTTGACCGCCGAGCGCGCAGAAAGCTACGCCGCATATGTTCGCTACCAGGCAAAAAATAGCGAGGCCACCAGCAATGGCCGCTAACTCATTCAAAAAGATGACCACTAAGGGCGGTGTGATTAAACGCACCGATACAGGGATGTTTATCAGCCTGGATAACATCTTCGTCAAAGAGGGCTTTAACAAACGCGACGATGACGAGCGTACTCGCCAGGCTGATGAAGACCTCTATAACTACCTGATGAATGGTGGCACCGTTCCACCACTAGAAGTTACCCCACGCGACGAAGGCGGTGTTTGGGTTGTTGAAGGCCACCGTCGTCGCCGCTGCTATGAGCGCTGCCGTGATGCGGGTAAACCGGTTGATCGCATTCACATCATGCCATTCGTTGGCAATGACGTTGAGCGCCTGGCTCGTGTCATGACCAGTAATAACCAGTTGCCCCTCACCTCACTGGAGCAGGCGCAGGTAGTTAAAGAACTGGCGACCACGTTCAATCTGACCACTCAGGAAATAGCGAGGCTTGTTCACAAGGCGGTCCCTACTGTTGAGAAGTTACTGACCCTCGCCACTGCTAACCATGACGTTCAGCAGATCGTGAAGAATGGCGAGGTGTCAGTAGGGGTTGCCGTTGAGCGTGTTCGCGAGCATGGCGAGAACGCCGGGAAGGTCTTGGAGCAGGATCGGGCCGTGGCCGCTGCCGCTGGCAAAAAGAAAATCACCAAAAAGATTATCGCCCCGGAGGTCAGCGTTAAAAGCGCTCGCCGTCTAGTCGAACTGATCAGCCTGGCTGGTATTGATGATAACGGTGTAGTCACTCTGGAAGGTCTCGCGCTGGCAGAGGTGCTGGCGATTGTTGATGAACATAAGGCTATTTCAGCACAGCGCGAGAGCAAAGGAGCGCAGTCATGAGTAATGGCGTCGAACTTATGCAGCATGCTCTGGGCATCAGCGCGCACCACCGCGAGTCCTACCGCAATTACTTTCTTGCCAGTGCAGATTCACCTGACGATTTGGCATGGCAGGCGCTGGTTAAACATGGACTGGCGAAAGCTAATAAAGCGCCTGATTGGTCTTGCGGGGACGTTGTTTACCAAGTGACAGAAGCTGGTAAGTCCCTCGCAATATCCGCATTGCCTGAGCCGAAGATACGCACACGATACGATGAATATTTGCACTCAGAGGTGTGTGAATCGTTCGCCGAGTGGCTGGGGATAGAGCTACCGGTTTATGAAGAGCGTGAAGTGGGCCGGTACAAATACGAATACCGAATGGTTCGCCGTTCGCGCGCTTATTGGGAGTCGTACTACGACATTCGTGGCGAGTGGAAGCCAACAATGAAAGCCGCAAAGGCCAGCTACAAAGAAGCGCTGAAAAAATCGAAACAGGAGCGTGCAGCATGAATATCACCATTACCGAACTGCCAGTCGAACGCGATCAATACGGCTACTGGACCCACCCAGAGTACGAAAAGTTTTGCGATGGTCGCGAGAACATCTCAACGGAAGAATTTAACAACTGGATGAAAGCTAACGGCCTTACCTGGAAGATTGTTTACAGGGATGAGGATGACTTTGATCCTAATGTAGATGGCTACGATATCTCATCATGGCAACCTGAATCCCCAGACGGTGAGGGTTGGTTTGTTGGCTCCATTCACGATAGCGATGATGGCGCTGTGTGCATATGGCTAAGGGCGCTGCCATCCGTGGGAGGGTAGTGAAGATGATTGGGAAACTTTTATCTCGCTTTAAAAAAGACCCTGAGCTTGTGAAATATGACGATTGGGTTAAGCGTTTTTCCACTCAGATTCTTGAATGCACCAATAGTGAAGATGCTGTTAAGGCTGAGCTTGAATGCTGGCCTTTCATCCCTGGCAACTCCATCTACAACTGGCGCGATGCAGACCCTGTTGACGCAGCAAACGAAGCTATGAGCTATTACGAGGATTAGGCCATGACCACACAATTACCGAGCAAAGAACAGGTTTTTGAAAAGCTGGAATCTCTCGTTACCGACGCATATCAGTTTGCATGCTCCCTCGATATCGGTGAAGAACGCACGGAAGCGTTTGAACTGTATGAGGCACTTCGCAGGATGCAACGCCGGGGCGCAGCATCTGAAATGCTGGCAGCAACTAACCCACTCATTCGGCCTGGGATGATGGACTATGACAGTGATTGTTATGAGGACTGGGGTGAAGACGAGGGCGACGACTGATGCCCAGTAAACTTAAACAGCGGCGCTTGCGCCGCCTTAAATCAGATGTTGCCTGGTGGCGCGATGAGGCCAACGACTGGAAAGAAATCGCACTGGAACATGCCGCCGAGATTGAACGACTGAAAGGCCAGGTGAGTCACGTAGAGGTGATTCACGTAGTGTTGCCGATGATGGTGCCACCAGCAGTAATACAGGATATGAAAGCGCGGCGTGTCGAACACGCGCTTTGCCTCAAATGTAACGAAGGTGCTCGCGGGGGTTGCTCCGCTTGTGCCTACAATGAGCGATAACCGGGTGCAGCCGGTGATGTGGAGAGACTATGAATACACTTTTTCTTCTTATGGCTGAGTTTAATACTCCTGATATAGAGCTTTCTGCTGTTTGCCAGAAATATTTCGGGATGAGTCCTTCCACTGCAGAAGCTAAGGCTAATGCATGTCAACTACCTATTCCAACATACCGTATCGGTGCTTCCCAAAAAGCTAAGCGCTGTATCAATATTCAGGATCTGGCAGAACATATCGACCGTATGAGAGCGGAAGGAAGAGAGGAATGGGAAAGAGTAAGGACGATAAAACAAAAAAATAATTAACTTTATCAACCCGCTTTATTGGCGGGTTAGTTTTCATCTTTAAATTTCTGAGCAATCCTTGCCAGATGACTCATCACTTTAGGTTGTCTGGCCTTCCCATGAGCATCAGGATGCATGATTGCAATAAGAGAGTATTTATTCTCGTACAGTTCACCTTGAACGTAGACAAGACAAGCATCCTTTTCTGGGGCTCCCTTTTTGCATACTCTATCTGGTTGAGGACATTTTTCAGGGAAGACATTAGGAGGAAGACAAAGGTGGATATGCATCAACCCAGCTTTAAAGGCCCCGTGTGGCTCTGTATACGCAACATCCCTACCGAAATAGCGAGGCAATTGACCTGTTGCTTTATATCTTATGAAGTCATCAATGATAGAAGCCTCTAGCTTCGGATAATCGATAAAAACTTTATCAAAAAATTCAGCTTTAGTTGCTGGATTAATAGAGGCTTCAATAGGCAC